TTCAAGAGTAATGTGGCCGATTCAGCGATATTTATGCGAGACGGTCGCCAGAAGAGTGTTGCAGACGTATTTGCTGATTATGGCATTATGTGGGAGTCTAGCGCGAAAGGTCCAGGGTCTAGAGTGCAGGGGTTGCAGGAGATCGTTGATCGCTTGGCAAATGAAAATCTTAAGGTTTTTAGCACTTGTAAGCACTGGCTTCGTACGGTGCCATCACTTCCTGCTGATCCCAAGAGGGTGGAAGATATTGACACGAGCGCGGAGGATCACCTCTTTGACGCGACGAGATATGGGTTGATGCTGAGACGCGCTAGAAGCATCAAGCCTAAACCGAAGGCGAAGACGCCAGATAGATTTACTTTTGAGTGGTTGACTAAACTCGACGAACTATACGATAGGAATGAATCATGGCCGATCTAGGTATATTATCAGTACATACAGAGTCAGGAATCGGAGATAATCTTCCATCCGATGCGATTGGGATGCTAAAGAAATGTCAGAAGAATATTAGTCTATCATACAAGAAGTGGAAGAAGTATTACAAAGAGATAGAGCATAATCGCGTTTATGCCTTAGGCAAGTTGAATCCACGATCGCTAACTATGACCTCCACGCAGAATATGCAAGAGGGTGGTCGCTCGATAAAGGGTAATATTATACATGCGACGCTTCAAGGTTTGCTGCCTCACATCTATGCTAAGAACCCAGAAATAAGAATAAGACCACACAAGTATGTAGAAGCGGGAAGCTCTGAGTATAGAGTTGCCGATTTATTTTCTGCGACATTAGAGACAGTTTTAAACGAATCACTCAAGAAAGCAGATTTGAAAAAACTAGCTAAGCAGGTTATTAGATCCTGCATGACTAGTAAAATAGGTATCGTTAAGGTAACCTATCAACGGGATTATTACAAAGATCCTTTAGTTAGTCGGCAGTTTAACGACGCTCAGGATAGTTTAGCTCGCATGCAGTCTGACGTTAGGGAATTGATGACTAACGATACATATGGTGGTGAGAAGGAAGAATTAATTGAAGAAATAAAGGAGACGATGTTAGGTCTTAAAGATCGTGTAGAGGTTTTGCAAAGAGAGGGTTTGAATCTTGGTTTTGTTCGACCAGAAGATTTTCGCATGGATACTTCTTTGGATTCACTGCAAGAATACCAATCAGCTCAGTGGATGGCCAACGTGACTTGGATGACGCCATCAGATGTTATGGATAGGTTTCAGATATCAAAAAAAGAAGTAGAGGAATTTACGATTTACCGCCGCACAGATGCTGGCATATCAAATAGATTAACGCGAGATGATGGGCTTCAAGCCAATAGCACAGAGGATGTGAACCTAGCTATTGCAGTTTGGGAGTACTGGGACAGAACGGCTCAAACCGTATTCACATTTGCTGAAGGCGGTAAGAAATGGCTGAAAGAGCCTTTCCATCCGAATAGATTGGGTGAGAAGTTTTTCCCATTCTTTTTGCTGGGTTTGAACTGGATCGATGGTCAGGAATGGCCTATATCTGAAACAGAACTCTTGATGTCCTTGCAGGATGAGTATAATACGATCCGCACGCAAATGACTAAACACAGAGAACTCTCCGCTCCGTTTTTTGTTGCGGATGCTTCACGTGTAAACTATGAAGATATCGAGGTTTTTAGTAACGCCGCTATTGGTGAAATCGCACTCATCAACGCTTCAGGACAAAATGTTAGTTCTGTGTTTCAACCTGCTACACCACCACCGATGAATCCACAAGTATATGATACCGCTCCGTTGCGTACAGATATGGAATGGATTAGCGGTCTTGGCGATGCTCAGCGCGGCGGAGTAAACCGGGCTAAAACGGCCACAGAAGCTAATATTCAACAGGCAGGTCTAGCTACTCGCATCGCTGAGAAAGTTGATCAAACAGAGGACTGGCTTAAAGAGTTGGGCTGGTTCGCTGCAGAAATATTATTGCAGGAGGTACAACCTCAAAAGGCAATAGAAATAGCTGGACCGAATGCCTTCTGGCCTATGCTGAATAAACAGCAATTGTATGATTCTGTTTTTATCGACATAGCTGCAGGAAGCACGGGTTTACCAGATACCAACGAAGAAAGAATGCGTTGGATTGAATTAATGCCGATTATAATGCAAAATATAGAACTGGTTCAGCAAATGCGTTCATTTGGCGTTCCTGATGAGTTTAATCCATATGTCCAGTTGCTAGAAGAGACGTTTAAGAGATTTGATGAGCGTATCGATATATCTAAGTTTTTGCCGCCTATGCCGGAGGAAATGCAGAAGGTAATGCAGCAGAATCAAATGATGCAACAAGCTATGGGACAAGGGGGTCAACAAACACAAACTAATGCCGTACCACCACCGCAGGGTTTAAATGAGGTTCAAAACGCCCCGCAAAACAGAATAGATCAACGAACAAGGAATCAGTACAGGGAACCACAGGGAGAGATTTAAATGGCCGAAGAACAGGAAGCGCTTACTCAAGACGATATACGCAATGAAACATTGGAGGTAATGGAAAGGGAACTCGAATCTATAAAATCCCAAGAGGAGGAAGTAAATGTCGAAGTCCAACCCGGGGCCGATGAAGAGGCCAATGCTAACGCTCCCACTTACCAAGAAGCTGAGGCAGCACAGCAAGCATCCGTCGACACAAAAAATGATAGAGCAGAGGCATCAGCAGAAACAATTTCAAGTGGCGCGGGAGATCAAGAGGGGCCAGAACTAGAAGCAGACGATGCTGAAGTATATGGGAATCTAAAACCGAAGGCTCAAGAGCGTTTCGAGCATTGGATAAATAGAGCAAAGGAATTAGAGGGAGAAAACGATACACTCAAGGTATCGGGAGAATTACATGATTATATCATGGATTCTGGAACCAACGCTGAGCAATTAAACTGGTCATTAAATGTTTTTAAGAGCTTGAATTCTGGGAATTACAACGATGCTGTTCAAGCCTTGCAGGCTATGGATCGATTTACCGATCAAATTGGAAAAACACTTGGTGTAAATAAGGTAGATGAAAGCGAGTCAGAGTTTAGTGATTTCGAAGACTTATCAAAAGCCGTTGAGAGTATGGAAATCAGCGAAGATTGGGCTAATAGGTTAGCTTCTGATAGAGTTAATACAAACTCTCAGAATCAAGCACAAGCAGATTACCAGCAGCATTACCAGCAACAGACTCAGGTGCAGGTGAACACTCAAGACAATACAGATAAAGCTTTAGTTGATATAACTAGCTGGGAGAATGATTTAATTGGTACAGATCCTGACTTCGAATCTAAAAAAGAAACGATGATGGAGATCAGCAGAGAGGTTGCTTCTTCCGATTTTCCACCGGAGCAATGGTTGGGCATCCTTCAAAACCAGTATAATGTACTTTCGCGAGGAATGAGTGTTGCTGCCTCTGCGAATGGAAACGCTAGTAAAAACTCTGGGCCCCTAGCACCTGGACGAACAAACAGCGGCACAGGCAACGCATTGGATATTGGTCAGGCTGAAGCAACACCGGAGTTTCTTCAGGCTCATCTTGACGCGATGCGTAATTAACAGGATTAGATGATATCTGGATTCATCGCCAGTAGCACGTATAGGCTCTCGTGTAGCCAACCCTGTTCCACACAATTACATTCCTTTTGGAGGGATAATAAATGGCAACTGCATTAACTCAAACTGCTTTAAATGCCAGTGATATTACCCAGCTAGGGTTTGTAGCTCTTCAGAACTATTTGAAGAATAAACCTATTGACCAGGTTGCGACTCAACGTCCCTTGCTCAAAGCTCTAATGGCTAAGAAAAAGCCTTGGGGTGGCGGTAAAGAGAATATCGTTGAGCAGATCCGCACGGATTATGGTAACAACTTTGAGTGGTTTGGCGATTCTGCGCTAAACACTTCATCGCCAGTTACCTATAATACTCGCGACACTGTGAGACAGGCTTATTATCCTTGGAACTCGGCACACGACGGTTTCCAGTTCTCAGAAGACTACTTGCTTGGTAACGGTATTCTTATTGGTGATTCACAAAGCCCGCGTAATTCAAGCGCGGCAGGTCTCGTACAGCTAACTAACGTATTCAATGAGGCTATGGAAGTGCTGCGACTGGGATTCGAGAAGATCCTCGATCAGTCTTTGCATCTCGATGGTTCAATTGGCGTTGGCGGCGGTACTTCATTGGCGGCAAAAGCCATTAACGGTCTAGATTTTCTAATCCCATTTGATTCCCGTACGGGTATTGTGGGCGGTCTTGATCGTGCAACGGCTGGTACTGCTGCGAATCGCTATTGGCGTAACCATTTTGATACGGGTAGTGGTCTGGATGCGTTCGGTACTACTAGTCCTACCGGTTATGCTGGTCTTGCTTTGTTAACTCCGATGCATACTATGTGGCGCGCTTGTCAGAGGAACGGCGGAAGCCCGAACTTTATTTTAGCTGGTACTGATTTCATTAAGTCTTATGAAATCGCTGCTGATCTAAAAGAATCTCGCTACGCTGTGCAACCTGGAACTGCTCAGGCTCCTTGGAACATGGACCCATCGCTAGAAATTAAAGATAGCGGTACTTTTACAGGTCTA